GTTGAAGGTGGAGTAGAATCCATACAGGAACGGAATGACCATCTTCCCCACCGTAGGGAAGTTCGCCGCCATGGTCAGCGTGTAGATGGCGGTTTCCGTTACCGTGTTGGCGACGGTTGTATCCGCGACGACGACATCCTGTACTAGCGCAATGCTACGCCGCACCAGATAGGTCGTCGCGTAGAAGGTATGATCCTTGTACTCCAGCGCCCCAGGTTCCGGCGTCGTGAGCAAAGGACCACTCTGGAAGTAGAGCGGTGCGCGTCCGGCACCCGCTTCCCCTGCCTTGAGGACCAACGGCACATCCATCGTCCCGGCACCCAGCAGTACCGTCCCCATCCACCGTTCTAGCTCCCGGCGGAACTGGCGCTCGTTTTCGAGACTCCCATCCGGACTGGGAAGCGGTGGATTGCCAAGCACGGGGAGCATCAGCGTTGCCCTGCCGGAGTCGTCTCAACCCGCATATCCCCGAGCCGCCAATCCGTGGCGGTCAACTCCGTCAACTTCACGCTCACCTGCCGCCCCGTCAGCCGTACATCCGTGGGATTCGCCAACGTCACCGTCTGACTGGTACTCGTGGCAGTAGGATACATCCGGGTATAGAACGTCGCCTCCAATGCCCCTATGGCTGACAGATCCGGGTACACGCTTAGGATCTGCTGGAGTGCCGTCCCATCCCCCAACTCATACGGCCCACTCTGGAGATAGGGCGTCATGCCGGTGCGCGTGGTGCCGACTTCATGCTCCCAGAGGTTCCCGCTACTGTCTATGGCCATGGGGTTATCAAAGGGGGTTTGGTCAATATCCGCCAGCCGTACCAGTGTCCCGAACGTCCAGAACCCTTCCCGGTAGTTGTAGACGACGTAGCGGTCAATCTCCGTTGAGGTGGGATAGAACCACCAGATTTCACCATACCGTGCCCGACTCGACGCTACCACCTTTTCCCGTTGCTGCTCGTGGAGGTTCCCGAATACATGGTCGGAGACCTCGCACGGGATTGGCTTCACGAATCCGTCATAGGTGAAGAACCCACCCCGCCCCATCCAAAAGGCTTGGGCTCCACCGACGATAGCTACCGCATTCCGGCCAATGATCCCGCAGTTGTTCCCCAGGGGGACCACGGAATACACGAGCGTCCCACCGATATAGCGCATGGCCCACAGGGCCTCATCCGTCCACAGGAGGGTCTCATTCCGTGCCCGGCGACCACACATCAACTCGCCGCGCCCCTCAAGAATGAAGTCACCAGCCGTATTGGTACTCGCTGCGGTCCAGGTGGTCGTAGTCTCCTGCGAAGCCCACTGGATAGCGCGGGGCACCCCCCCAGCGCCAAGGGCGACGATGAACCGCTCCGGTGTCACTACAACCCCGGCACAGGAGGTAGGCGCGTTCGTCAGCGGGGACGCATCCCCACCGCTTGAGCGGTCCCAGTAGTACACCCGCCCGTCCGACTTGCACACCGCTACCACGTCTTCCCCAAACGTATCGAGGCACCAGACGGCAGCCTCCGTGCGGGTGGCGATGGTTGCGCCCAACCCGCCATATCCAGCTACGCCATAGCCCCCGATACCGTACCCACCCACGTCGTAGGTGGTGGAGGCTTGGCCTGTCGTAAAGGCGTTGACACCCCCGGCCATCGTACCCGCTGTCCACGATCCCACCGTGACCGTGGTTGTCGTGGTGATGGCGTTGGCGGTCGTCCCGAAGTCCTCGGCGGTGATCGTCATGGTATCCGTACCAGGACTATCCGAATCCACGTCGGGATGGGCGACGGTGGAAGTCGCATAAGTCGTCCCGGCACCGGCATCAAGATCAATGGCCGCCGTCAGGTTATTGAGACTCCCCGCCAGTCCGTCAATCAGGACGTTCCCATTCGAGTCGGTCAGTGTCGTTTGGAACGTATAGACCCTCGCCCCAATCGTCACCGTCTGCGTATTGCTCGGCGTCCCGGTAAACGTGAGAACGCTTGTTGCCTTTGCTCCGAGATAGGTGGCGTCGTTCAGCGACCCTTCCGAGAACGTATAGAGCTTCGTGTGCGTCCCGACCGCAAGGTAGTTCTGACCATCGTTTGCCTGCCATGCCAGGGCAGCGCGAGCGGACCCGGAGAACGTGATCTGGGTGGAAGCTGTGGTCCCATCCGCGACGGCCCGCCATCCACCGATAGGGCGTTTAGTGCCCTCGGTGAACCGAATCCCATTCCCGTCATACCACCGCCCCATGGACTGGTACTCTGTCCCGTTGCGGAAAAATCCGGGTGGAATTTGTAGTTTGAGAAGGGCCATTTAGTCCTCAGACGTAATTGCTGATTCCTGACCGTTCTTGAAGTGACTCACGCCCAGTAGGGTAATGGACGTAAGCCCCGTCTCCAGTGATGTCTCTGCGGCAGCCGCCGTATTGATAAAGACCCAGTTGCCGCTGACAGAACGGTACACCTTGCTGGTGGCGGTAGCATCGGTATTCACCCATGTTGCCTTGATCTTCGTGCCCGCATAGAGTTGCCGATCCACATTGGCTGGTGCCCCCGTGGGCGGCGAGCCCGACTGAATCGAGTTCGCTCGCGCCATCGCCAACCCCACAAAGATGGGGATGTTCACCTGCTATCTCCCGAGATCAGAACGCCATGCCACGTTGTCCCACTATCCACCGTCAGAAACCCGAGAATGTCCACCCCAGACGCATCAAGGGTTGGAGAGACAGCACCGGGCCAATCCACCGACGCTGGCCACGTCACACTGGTCCCCGCATTGGTCAGGATGATAACGAACCCCGTCATCCATGTACCCGATGGGGTATTAGTGAAGGTGAACGTAGTCGCCGCAGTAATCGTTGCGGTAAAGACATCCGAAAGCGCAAGATTGACGTTATTCGCCCCGGAGATGGAACCGAGCGCCGTCAGCTTGGACGTAGCCGAGAACAGGTCCACCCGACCCGTCATTGCCCCACCCGCTTTAGCCAGTGCGGCATCCGCTGTCGTCTTCACCGTATTCAAGTCGGAATCGGCGTCTATGAATAGCGTGTTGAGCGTGGTGTCCCAGTCTGTTCCCCCTTCAGCGGGGTAGGTCCACCCAAAGTTCGCAGTATCGGCCATCTTACTCTCCCAGTGCCCGGCGTGGGCTAATCTTTAGGGTGTTCCCGCTCCAGTTCGCCTTCTGGTTGTACCGTCGCAACTCCTCCAACGCCATCTGGAATCGCTGCTCGTAGAGCGGAATCCGGCTATCATCCCGGATGAACGGCCACATCTCTACCAGCGTCCCGTAGAGGTAGATGTCCGGGAAATGCTCCAGGATATACGTGGAGTCCATCCCCTGGTCATAGAGCAAGGTCGCCGTGTAGGTCTGACTGGGGACTGGCCCCAGGATCATCTCCAGTCGATCATAGATGATCGCCGCCACCAACGGGCGACCCGTCGTTCCCCACGTCCCGATGTACTCCATTACCTTCTCGGGACTCACGATCTCGATAGGCCCATAGGCCGAGCTATCCCCGTTGTAGTACAGGCTGTACGCAGACCGGAAATCGCTCGGTAGACTCACGGGCGAGGTGGTCAGCGATAGGGACTGACTCGTCAGGGTACGGGTTGCCTCGCTGCGGCGGAGCCGGGATTCACACAGCTCTACCGCATCGGTGATCTGCGTGGTGAGATCAGACCGATTGAGGTAATCCGCAACTACCGCTTCGAGAGCGGCTTGATTCGTGAACGCCATTAGGCCACTACCTCCAACTTCTGCTGTGCCTCACGCTCCTCACCCATGATCCAGTCCTCGGCGTGGAGGAACGTATACCCCATCGGCCCGTAATGGACCACTTCCTTGGAAAGATCGTGATCCACGTAGGTCTGGAATCCCGCCTTCTTGGCGTCCAGACAGAATCGCACGTCCTCCCCGTACTTCTGGTCTACGAGGAACCACGGGTTTTCCATGTGGATGAATACGCTCGCCTGTACCAGCAAGACCCCAAACCCGATGGCATCCACCGGCTCCAACCCCGTGGAGTCTGGTTGGGTCCGGCACTGGACGTGCTTCTCCTTCGACTCCATGGAGATTTCCCTGAACGCCGTGTGCCGGATAGGGAATCGGCGGTGGGCGTAGTTGACCCCCACGATCTCTTTCCCGTGTGCCAGGAGCCGCATCAACGTATCCTGCGGGAACTTCATGTCGGAGTCCAGCCACAGGAGATGGGTCGCCCCCGTGTTCAGGGCTTGGACCGTCAGGTCGTTCCGCGCCTTGTCGAGATACGTGCCCTCAATCATGTTCTGGGTCACGTCAACGATCCCATCAGCCACCAAGCTCGCCCCGGTAAAGAGCATCATCTTAGCCAGCGAGTAACCGAACTGCGCCTGGAAATCCCCATACACCGGCAGGCACACCGCCACCCTGATGTTGGGATCGGGGGACTTGAGTACCCGCGTGGGCTTATAGAGTTGCGGACGCCGAGGTTTCACAAACGCCCCGTCTTGGTATTCCAGAGTCCTTGGTTCAAGTTCCACCACTTCCTGAAAGCCGCTGGGTCTTGACTGGGGAGCATCCCCTTCTGCCAGAGATCCCAGTACACGACATTGGGGAGCATCCCGACCATGTGAAAGTCGCCCTTCCACTTACCCCAAGAGGGCTCGGCCTTGCGGGCCTCTCTGTTAACATCGTAGATGTCCTGGACGTCCTGCTCATCGAACGTGGTGACGATATCGCTCGCCGCGTCGTAGTGCATCTTCGTTACCGTTTTGGTAACGGGATCAACGTCCAGTGTTCTCGTCCAACTCATGCCCCCTCCAAGGAAAGGGGGCTGGCAGGCAAGTCACCTTTCTCGCACGAAGGCGAGTTTCCATAGCGGATCTTCTTGGCGACGCTGCCAGCCCCACTAAACATGTACGATCTTCCCATCAATGTACCCCAGCCCCCCACGGGTCCGCACAAACCGCGTTCCGATGGTCGGGTGTCCCAACTCCGGCTCTTTACGTCCCAGGACACGGCAGACACTCGCCCACACTAGGGGAACCCCTGCAAGAGCCGAGCACACCATCGTCCCCATGACCCGAGGATTGCAGTCTATGATCTTGGGGTTGCCACGGGAATCCTCTTTGAACTGTACCCCGTAGCAGGTAGTCAACCCCATATCCTGTCCCAACCGGAGAGCAGCGGAACCAATGTCCGGCATCTCTACCACCTCCGTCACCGCACTTACCCCACCGCAGACCTCATCCCTCCGCCGTACCACAGCCGTCTGGTCGAAGCAGTCCACCGAGTATTCCGTCCCCGGCAGGTGTTCCATGACCGTCATGCCCCGCAGATCCACAAACCCACGCTTCCCACTCTCCGTATCTGGCTTCGCCACGTAGTCTCCACCTGCGATCACGGGGCGGTAGGACTCACCTACATGCTCCATAATCCAGCGTTTACTCTGCGCCAGCCGAATCGCATTGATGGGCGACACCATGACAAGGGACCGCTGCCAGTTGGCAAGGACGGGGAGTTCCCGCGTGCATTGCGGAATCACCACATCAATCTCCTTCCGGGCAACGATGTCCCACATCCGGGACCGATAATCCATACTCTCTGGCGGGAGCGACCATGTAAACTCATCGCAGAGATGCCGCCCCATGGCTTGCCGGTTGATGTCGGTCCCAATCACGTACACCGACTCGCCATCGGGATTGTTCCGCAGCGCCCAGATCGTCCCCGGTGTTCCTGGTGCCCCAGCTCCGGTGAGTAGGACGCGAATCGTCACAGAACCTCTACCGCCACAGCGCATCCAGCCACCCAGCGCGGGACACCCTTTACCCCGGACTCCACATACGCCTGATACTCCTCAGCCTGCACCGATCCCGCCTCGTCCATAATGACCAGATCCCCCGGCTTAAGATGGGGGGCGAGATGGGTAAAGACCGTCCTAGAACTCGAAAGGAGGTCGCAGTCTATGTGGGCAACGATCATCCCACTGTATGACCACTGGGCAAAGAACTGGGGCAACGTATCGGCAAACCATCCGGTATAGAACTCCAGTCGGGGGTCCGCAATC